TATAGTCACCAATTAAGAATGGCAGGTCGTGTGGACTTAATTGCTGAATGGGATAATGAATTAGCTGTAATTGATTTCAAATCTTCTACACGTGAAAAGAGTGAAGACAAGATTCAAAATTACTTTATGCAATGTACCGCATATGCTTTAATGTTTGAAGAAATTACAGGTAAAACTATAAATAAGATTGTGGTAGCTATTGCAACCGAAGAAGAAGTTCCACAAATTTTTATTAGAGACAAATCGAATTATATTAACGGCTTAAATACATACATACAAAATTATTGGGATAAAAGATGAAAATTTATATTGGTCCTTATAGAGACTGGATTGGTCCTTATCAGATAGCAGATAAACTATTTTTCTGGTTATCAAAAGACAAACGCTTTGAAATCGGTGGGTGGATGGCTGGGCCAGACGGCAAAGATACGTGGTTACAAAAGGTTTGCGTTTGGGTAGAAAGTCACAAAAAACGCAAAGTGAAAATTCGCATTGATAAGTATGACACATGGTCAATGGATCACACTCTTGCGTTGATTATTTTGCCAATGCTGAAACAGTTACACGAAACGAAACACGGTGCTCCTTGTGTTGATGATGAAGATGTACCGGAAGGACTTGGTCTACGCAGCACTGAAGCACCACCAAAAGAAAACGATTATGATATCGATGACAATCATTTTAAACGTTGGGATTGGGTACTTGAGGAAATGATTCAAGCATTCGAATGCAAGAATAATGAGGATTGGTCTGAGAAGTATTGGACTGGTACAAGTAAAATTGAATGGCAAGACTCCGATAATGAATATAATGGCCAAAAGTGTAAACGAATGGTGGAGTTAGGTGACCGAAAATGCGATTGGGATGCATACAGAGCACACGAAGAACGAAACAAAAATGGTTTTAGATTGTTTGGAAAGTATTACCAAGCCCTATGGGATTGATTTGACTAAATAGTACATCACATTTAAAAATATAACAAAATGACTATTAAATTATTCAATCAAGGTTCATTATCACTGAGTGAAATTCAAGCTGAATTTGGTGGTGATAACCAAATTGGTTTGAATGAGTACTACGCAGGAAGTTTCAGTGGTAGTCGTGTGAATGCAGGTACTATGGGTTATCCAAACGGTTCACCTGTTCCTATACCTTCAAGCGGTGCGATATCAATTAGTAATTTCTATGGTGCCTCAGCAGAACCTAGTGCTGTTGCTTTGGCTAATTACTTTTGGAACAATCGTGCAAGATTGGTTAGATATGGTGACGATTATGCACCCTATAATGATTCTTATCCTGGTGATTTTTGGCAGAGAAACAGTCCTAACGGTAGGTACGGTAGTAGCAAAACCAACACGTGGTCATATGCAAACAGTGGCTTACCTATAAGCAGTTCGTTCTTCACTATGATTAGTATTTCAGTTGGCGATATTGGTAATTATCCATCAATCTCAGCTTATGCAAACGCTTCTGGCCCTTTATTACAGCAATATGGTCCTTTCCAATATGTTGGTGATGGTGCCCAACCAACAGTTGTTGGTAATGGATTTGGTTTACAGGCTATAACACAAACTTATCAAGGACAGATTAATACAGTAACAAGTAATTCAATAACTTCTTCACGCAACCCAGCAAATTCTGGTATGTGGAATCACTCATATTTGATTCCTGGTAAATGGAGATTTCAGAATGGAGAAGGATATATTAATTTTGATGTTAGTAATGGATATGCGAGAAGTGTTGGTGCCGGCAAAATTCACGTACTTGTTGCTGAACGTGGTAGAAATAATGGTTATCCATTACCAATACCTCTTCACACATATGCAAGTGGCCAAGTAACTGGCACAAACACTATGACTGCAGACCAGTGGTGGTATAATGGTGCAGGATCCCAGTTAACTGTAAACACCAATAATGTAGACCTATGGACAAGTTGGGCCGCTGAAGGTCCATACATGAGTGATCGGCCATATATTAGTGCTATATTAGAAAATTATCAATAACAAATTATCAATAATAAAATAAAATGAACGACTTTCAATTTATCAAAGTAAATGAAGATTCTACAATTAAAGTGGAATACAAAACAACGAATTATACCAACATCTCTAATCCCGATGGTTTGACAGGACAAGAATTGATTGCATTTGTTTCTGAAAAAATAACTGAACTTTCTGCTGATGAGGTTTTCATTAATCCAGAAAGCGATATTTTGTTAACATTAGGTATTCAACAAACTATTCCTGTAATGAATACTATGGAAATAGTAGAAACTGTATTACCAACAACAGAATGAATGGTAGTAAACTGATTTTTTGAAAAGTGTCTTGGACGGGGGTGCGAATCCCCCCAGGTCCACCATAATAGGAATTAACATGGACGAATCATATTCACTTTGGAAGTTTGTTAATGTAGATTGTGTCAACTACATTTGTATTAACAATTATTCCAAAAGACATGCTAGACTTATTATGATGGGCCTGACCTAGATTCGACAAGGCAACAAGTACAAAAATTGGCTACTCGGGAAAGCAGAACCCGTAGGATTGAGGTAACTCGGTCGTAGAAGCAAAACAAAATAAATGCAAACGATGAACGTTTCTTGATGGCTGCGTAAGCACCATCGGAGTTTTGCAAGTTGAACTTAGCAACAGAATCAACTTGCTTTGGTGTATTGATTGTTGGATGGTTTACCTATTTTAGCAACTGACATTTTTTGTAATGTTTCTTGTGAATATATGTTTTTCTTACCTTTATTCCAAGGTGGTGTGCCAGAAGGTCTTCCGTTTTTAAGATTGTAGTATTTTTTACCAAACTCAGATTCTTTAATCATACGAAGAAATCTAGCCTCTTCTTTTCTGGCAGACTTCCTATCATTAAAGACTTTGATAATTTTACGTTTGAAATCGTTAGGTCTATATTGATGTTCTCCGTTAAACCAGCGTGATGAAGAAACATAACCATCAGTTATTTGTCCTTCATGCATACCAACATAGAACATCTTTCGGCATTTATCGTGCCATATATATAAAAAGAATTGCATTATTATCCTCCAAGATGTATAATGTATTTAGTAAAAGTAAACTTTCAAGTTCGCATTTACTGGGGTTTCAGTTGGTTTCCTCGTAACAGAATAACCAACTACACTACACTCATCACACAAGGAGAAAAATATGAGTAACATGACACCATTCGAGATCCGTCTCGAACTTCTAAAACTTTCTAAAGACATGCTTGAACAAGAGTATATGTCTAAACGGGAAGTTGCACATAATAACTGGCAGGTAGCGTCCGAGAATGCTCGCACTCAAGGACAACAGTTACCAACACAACCAGAATATTCACTATTCCCATCAGAACAAGAAATCATTAATAAGGCGCAAGCTTTAAATGGTTTCGTTTCTAACATTTCTGAACCTGCTAAGGTTACTAAGAAGTCGTAAGGGAAAGATAGGCTTCGGCCTATCTCACACACAGAAAGGAACCAAATGCAAAGTAGGATTGTGCTTCTAAGCGCATTTTTATCAAGTATTATTTTAATGGTATCTTCAATCAATGTTGATATACACAACATTATGCCAATCAAGGCAAGCTATCAGTCTCTATCAAAAGAGGCACAAAAACACGTGACATGTCTGGCAGAGAATATCTATTTCGAGTCGGCACATGAACCCGTTACTGGCCAAATGGCTGTTGCGTTTGTCACTATAAATCGTGTACAGACCGGCAACTATGCTAGTAATATTTGCGATGTAGTAACTCAAAAGACCGGTAACACTTGCCAATTTTCTTGGTATTGTGATTCCTTATTTACCTCAAAACGGTTGACAATCAAGAGTACAAAGTTGTATAATGACATTAGAGAGTTAGCAACTAACCTGTACATTAATTTTGATCGTATGGAGGATGTTACAAATGGTGCGACATATTATCATGCAGATTATGTTAATCCAAATTGGACAAAACTACAGAAGGAGACTAAAATTGGCAGGCATATTTTCTACAAAAGCAAAGGTGACAAAATTGACCGAACAAAAGGAGTTATTTAATATGAACAAAGACCTTATCACTATATGTGTTTCTATAACAATCGTATTGTGTACCACAATCGTTGGAGGATTCATGTATAATTTAAACGACCGTAATAACATGGCCAAAAACATCGAAGCCGCTATTACAAAAGGTGTTGATCCATTGTCTGTTAAGTGTGCATATGAAACTGGAGCTAATCCGGTTTGCATCACAATGGCAGCAACAAAGAAATAATTTAGGAGTATATTATGGCAGTGAAACAATTTAGCATTAATCAAATCTCTAATGAAGCAGACCGCAAGAAATTGTTGGATGCTGTACAAGAGTGTTCAAATTCTATGACACGAATGGACGGAGAAAAAGATTTCATTAAAGAAGCAGTGAAAAAAGTTTCAGATGATTTGAAATTACCTAAACAAGTCGTTCAACGTTTGGTCAAAGTTTATCATAAACAAAACTATGATGAAGAAGTTGCCACGCATGAACAATTTGAGCAGTTGTATGAAACGATTGTGAAATAATGCCAACTAAAGAAGAAATGAAGAAGTTTTCTGTGGAGATTGATAGGTTCGTCTCCGAAAGAAACATCAATCATCTTGAAGCTATAGTTGAGTATTGTGCCGAAACGGGTCTCGAAACGGAAGTCGCCGCAACATTAATTAATTCGAATCTAAAGTCGAAAATTGAGTTGTTGGCTTCCGATTTGAATATGCTGAAAGTGAAGAAATCTCGTTTACCCATATGACTGGTTATGAAACATTTGCGTTATTCAATTCTTTAAAACTGCACTTCAACCGAGAATCTTACGATTACTTTAAATATAATGGTAAGAGCAACATCTCAGTTGATGCATTTGAGAATAGGCGTGACAAATACCACTTTCACAAGTTGTCTAGGAAGTACACAAACAAGGAAGACATGGAATTATTTTTCGTGTCCAACTTGGTTGAGAAACCTAATACTTGGGCTGGTGATTTGTTAACTGAAGAAGCAGATATCAATTACAAGACTCACCAAAAGGTGTTACAATCACTATCGTACTTTTTCGAAAATGATTGTCACCTGCTATTTGATGGTTGCGACAATCCAAACGATTTGTTCAAAGTGAATGACGGTGATTATCCTGTAATATTACGCAAGACCATGCAGAAGGTAACACAAATTGAAACTTTGTGCATACTTAATAAAATACTTGGCTTTGAACCTAACTGGAATGCTAGAATTGCCGATACTATTCGGTGGCCAGAATTTCGGTTAAGATTGCTCAAGTATGCCACATTTCTGCCACAGGATGTGTTAAAATATAAACTTATTCTAAAGAAGATGATATGATAAAGAAAATCTACCTCGATATGGACGGTGTTCTCTGTAACTTTGAACGCCGGTACCTTGAACTATATGATGAGTTACCTGGTTCTATGCGGGACCGGAAAGACTTTAATGTGAATTGGGATCATTTTGTGCAAACAGAACAATTTAAAACATTGGACTGGTGGCCTGGTGGTCGAGACTTGTTGACGTACATTACACAATATCAACATGAAAATGAAGTCGAGGTAGAAATTCTTTCATCTTCTGGTGGCCAAAAATACCACCGAGAAGTTGCTCTGCAAAAAATTGAATGGCTGTCTGATAAAGGCATTCCATTTAAAGCAAATATTGTTTCTGGACGTAAGGTGAAAACCGAATATGCCACACCAGAATCGATATTGATTGATGATACACATGATATTATCCAAGCCTTCATTGGTGCGGGTGGTATCGGTATACATCACAAAGATATAGGTAATACTTTAATGATGTTGGATAAACTTCTGGACAGGTCACCTATATAAATCTATATTATGATAATATGGTCGTTTGTACAAGCCTATATTATAATGTGGACAAAAAAACTATACAACGCAATACAAATTATACAAGGAAATATATATGAGTTCATTTGCAAATCTTAAACGCAATCGTGACAATTTCGACAAGTTGTCAAAAGCGATTGAAGCAACCGGCACTCCTGCAGAAGCTGGTTCTAAAGATGACACCCGATTCTGGCAACCAGAAGTTGATAAAGCTGGCAACGGCATGGCAGTAATTCGTTTCTTGCCATCTCCCGCTGTTGATGGTGATGATGCTTTACCATGGGTTCGAGTATTCACGCACGGATTTCAGGGACCTGGAGGTTGGTTCATTGATAACTGTTTGACTACTTTGAATGATAAGTGTCCTGTGTGCGAACACAATAACACACTTTGGAATTCTGGTATCGAAGCCAACAAAGATATCGCACGTAAGCAAAAACGTAAACTAACTTACATGACGAATATTTTGATCGTTTCTGATCCAAGTAATCCGTCAAACGAAGGACAGGTTCGCTTGTTCAAATTCGGTAAGAAGATTTTCGACAAGATTAATGAAGCGATGAATCCCGAATTCGCTGATGAAACACCTATCAACCCATTTGATCTATGGGAAGGTGCTAACTTCAAGTTGAAGATTCGTAATGTTGAAGGTTATCGTAATTATGACAAATCAGAATTTGCTAGCAAGTCTGC